CATTAGGTGGCATTAATGAGCGAAGAGCCTTTCTCTCCGCAATAATTATTGATAATCAATAATTTGTGTAACATGTACACGAATATGGACACAAAAAGCCCCAAAAATCGCTGATTTGGGGCTTTTTTAGTTGAAAAAATGTCGTTATCCCTTACTGATGGTTTTAACCAGCCCAATAAGGATTTTTTTGATGAAGTTGACTATGGGCTTTCGCTTCAGGTATAACACGCCCAATGTAAATGCAACAAAGATAAGAATTGCAGTCTGATAGTGTGTCGGCTTGCTTTTCTTTTCAGTGTGTGTCTCAATGTCGGCTTGTGATGCCGTCACCTCACTCGATATTGTATCTTGAATGGTGCTTTCCTGGACTTGTGTTGTTTGCTCCGTTTTATGCGAAGTGGTTGTCTGTTTGATTGACTTGATGCCTTGGTTTGACGAACCGATGATTTCACCTGATGGCGTTATGACAATGGTTGTATTCACATTGGACGTGTCAGACGAATCAGGCTCATAAAACTCAACCTCTGTGACCGTGGTTTGCGTTTGCTCATCCGTGGTCTCATTGACAGACAAATCCGTTGAAGTATGCTTTTGCACTACATTTGCAGTGCTATCTGACACATGGACTGTCTGTGACATCTTTTTGTGGCTCACACACGCTGTAAGAATAAGACACAATAATATAATCAGCAATCTTTTCATACTATCTCAATTGTTATTTCCTCTTTGTTGGCAATAGCATCTGCACACCTGCGTACCAGCTCGACTTCGTAAGGGGTTGAGTTGATAACCTTGCCTTTCACTTTGTTCTCGCCTACAAGTATGCAGCCCTGTGTGTCCTTTGCCGTGTTTCCACGATGGATTAGGACACCATCAAAATCAGGCACATCTAAAAGACGTGGCAACGGACGTTTGAAACGTGGTGACAGATTCAAAGTGACTTTGTAAGTGCCAAACGGAATGCAGGTTTCACCCTGCACCTTTTTTTCCTTGCCGTCAAATTTGCCGTTACGGTTTACATCCCTGTTTTTATCTTCAAGTGTATCGCAAAAGCGTTCACCATTGATAAACAGTGTGCCTATTGTGTAGTTGTCGCCTAAAAATCGGCGTTTCAATAACATTTTCATTTTTTGTCATCTTTTTTATCCTTCAGCTCCGACAAATCAACGTCAAAGTGCCTTTCGGTTTTGTCTATCATTATCTTTTGCGCTATCTTTGCCCATTTAGCGTTATTGCACGATGATTCGTTTTCAAGAATCGACCATAGTTGCCAAAAACAGACAGCACCAGCAATTATGTTGGAAAGGTGCATGTCCCATGTCGGCATTATGTACGTGTCAATGAGCTGCGTTAGAAAAATGAGCGAATAGATTTTCAGCAATGACAGAAAAACCCTGCCAGCCGCATTTGATTTGAATTTGCCATGACTTTTACCGGGGTATTTTTTCTTCACACGCTTTGAAAGCAGCCATGCGCTTACACAATCGGCAAAAACAGCCAATGTGCAAACGAGAATATAGGGGATGGTTGGCTCAAGAGCTGCAAACACCGCACCGACCAATCCTATCAGCAGCTTACTACAGGTGTGATAGAAATGCTGAAATTGATTGAGTATTACCATAACTATTTGAATTGAAAACATTTGCCTGTTTTAACAATAGTAGTGTCAATTGGAAACAAAGTTTGTGGTTTCTCGCCGTCTTTCAAGCCCTTGTTGATTTCTGCGACTTGGCTTTCAGCTCTCTGTATCTCATCAATGAGAATGTCAGAACCCGTGAAGCATGACCGCCTTTCACCGATGGCAACGCCTTCATTGTCTTTGGTGAAGTAGTCGCCGTCGGCATCGCAGTTTTCGTTGAAAGTGGCTAAAACAATCTGCATCTGCATTCGTAACCCCGACTGGTTCTTACCCGGATATTTGGTCGGAGCTAACAAAACTTTTTCAATCAGAATGCGTTTGTTGAAAAGCTCTTCAATTTCAATCTTTTTGCCAACAATCGCATTAGATTTGATTCCAATATCGCTAAATCTCATAACTAACCGTTTAATACGTTAGTAATCAAAGCATCCAAATCTTCAGTGAATTGCAGAAATTCTGCATAGTCAGCAACAGCCTGTTCACTTTCGGCGATGTGAAGCACGTGTTTGTTGTAGGAGTTGACCAAATCAAATTCGGCTGTCTCATCGTAAAAGTTACGGATGACTGCCTTTTTGATGTTCTTTTTGGTGCTTTCACCCCAAAATCTCACCTCAACGCATTTCCAGCCGACCTGCACTTCTTCAGTGCCGCCTTCAGGGACTGCCATTTCAGGCTCGATATTGAAACGGAAAATGCTTGAGCCGTCGTTGTCGTGTTCAAGCTGCTTTGGTTTGCCGTGCGCCATGTCGTAATGGGCGTTTGGCTCTATCGAATTTAAGTTCATACGGTATTGATTTAAAGAGTTTATTTGTTAAATTGACTGAATTGCAATACTTGCACCAACCCCACCAACTTGCAATGTTTTTCTTGTAAGTCATCATGGATGGTGTCTTTTTGCGTTTGTTCAACTTTGCCACCCGGCGGCAAAGTGCTTTCTTGATTCGTTTTCTCAAAACTGTGTGAGTGTGCTTGAAGACGTAACCGACAAAATCAATGCCACGTGCATCAACAGGAAATACCTGATAATTGGGCTTGACTTTGAGTTTCAAGTTGTCTCGCAGATAAGCACGCATTTCAACCAGCAACTCATGCAGTTGCAGCTTGTTGTCTGACAGGATTACAATATCATCAGCGTACCTGAAGTAATATTTGACACCCTTGACCTCTTTTAACCAGTGGTCGAAATAGGTGAGGTACAGGTTGGCGAAATATTGTGACAGATAATTGCCGATTGGCACGCCTTGTTCAACGGAATCAATGATGCCGTCAAGTAATGCCAACGTTTTCTTGCACTTGATTTTACGCCTTATAATCGCTTTGAGTATATCATGGTCGATTGACTGATAGAACTTGCGAATGTCGATTTTAAGGCAATATTTTGTGCCTTCAGGGTCATGCTCCAATACCCACTTCAAATTTTGCGCACATGCATGTATGCCACGGTCTTTGATGCAGGAATAGGTGTCGGCTGTGAAAATGGACACCCAAATTGGCTCAAGGATATTCATCACCGCATGATGCAATATCCTGTCAGGATAGTAGGGAAGTTTGTAAACGTCTCGTTCTTTCGGGTCGAAAATCTTTTTAACCTGATAATCAGAGGTCTTGTATTGGCAATTTTCCAAATCATCATGCAGCTTCCTGATGTTGGCCGTACGATGTCTGTCATGCACGATGACACCATAAGTGTTGATTTTGCCTTTGCGTGCCTTTTCATCGGCAAGTGTCAGGTTTTCAACACTTATTATTTTGTCATATAAATTGCCAATCCTTTTCATTTTGTGTCAATATAACACGTTTGCTTGTATATTAGGATTCTTCGGATTTCTCCTACCAAAACCGTTTTACTTATGTTATTTTTTGCCCTTGGTTGCCCAAGTCATGCGGCGAGCCGCTTTTGTGGCAAGGCTTTCACCATAACTATATTTAAGCATAGCTGAGAACCGATATTCGCATTCGTATTCGACGGCGAGTTATTCGTATTCGCATACACGAAGCCTGCATTCGCACCATTATTCGCATTACCGCTGAAAAGAACCCCACCTTGGTGAACCGCCTTTTTAAACCTCATAATTACTTTGTTTTATAGACCCTACTTTCGATTTGGGCGGCTATGCCGCCTCGATTGCGCTAAAGCAAAGCCGAGAACCGATAGCCGCATCCGCACTCGACGGCGAGGCAGACGTAAACGCAAACACGAAGCCCGCAAACGCACCATTATGCGCATCACCGCCGAAAAGAACCCCACGTGTGGATGTACCGCTGGATGGAATACTTGTGTAGAAATAATCACTAAAGTAGGTGGTGCTACCTGCACCAATTTCCAACGGCATTATCTCTCCATATTCACCCAAAATCAGGGATTTCACATAACCATCTGAACGTGGAAGGTTTCCACGGTACTCATAGTCTGATGTGATGCTGCTTGAGAATTTGGATGGTGTGTCGCACACATAGAACTTTGACAGTCCCTCTGCACCGCTCTCAATAGCGCACAATGCGCCGTCAGTCCATTTCCAAATGTGACCGAATGGATTTTCAACGCCTCTGTACGATGGCACGCTGACGCTCACAGAACCGCTGCCAAACGATGCTGGCAAGCTGTAGCTGATAACGCCTGTGTGGTTGCCCAAACTGACAGTCGCACCGCATTTGACCAGCGGATGATAGCCGTTAAAGGTGTTCCAGTCACCGCTCGAAACAGTTGTAACGCCACTGCCTAAACCGCCCTGATGATAGCCGTCTTCGGTCAATTGGGCGTTGAATGCCAACTGACAGTTGCTGTTGGCGTACTCAATTGTGTAAAGCCAAAACAGCTTTCTGTGAATTTGGTAGGTGTTGCAGTTCCAGCGTTTGTCGGTGTCGCTTGAATTTCTTGCACGTGCCAAACTTCTAAAGTTGGTAAGGCTAATTTCGGTTGCAGGCATACCCAGTTCGCTCTTATCCAACTCATCCCACGCTGAATGGTTGCCGCCGCCACGGTATTGAGCCGTCTCGTTGACAACAGCTGCAAGTTTGCTGTTGGTACGGTCAACGGTCGCCTCAACAGCCGACACGTAGTCTTTGCTCCATTTGATGAAGCCCGGCAACGGTTGTGGTGACATCAATGAACGGCGTTTGCTGCCATCCATTTCAAAGCGCATGTACACGTCCGGCAACTCAACCATAAACTGACCGTCCGTGCCGTCAAGATTGGCGGCTGCACCGTTGTCTCGTTTGGTTGAATCATTGGCGTGCAGGTAGTAATTGACAGTGCCGTCATCATTCTGTATGCAGCGGCGCATCTGATTCTGACACGGCAAGTCAACATGCAGTTGAGGTTTGCCAATACGTGTTTTGTTGGTATTGGACACCGTAACGTCCCATTCGACACCGTAATAGTAGTCGTATGGGAATTGTGGGGTCGTTTGACCCATTCCGATTAAAAGTCCCATATTAGTACCCCCATTTTAAATTTAACCCAGCAGCCGTCGTTTGCCTGACTGCTGATACGATTTCAGGATTCCAACCGGGATAAAACACGGTTGAAACAAACGTGCCTGTCTCATCACCTGCAAGACGGACTTCAAGTTCAACCTGCTGTACACCGTCATTCTTGATGTTGAATGGCATGTTACCCTCAAGGCTGAAATCGCCGTCCTGCAAGCCTGTTATCGCTCCCATCTTTCCGATTTGAGCCGATACAACTTGGTCTGACCTTGTGTGATTCATTTTTTTGATGATTTTAATTTGCAAATTTATTCTATGTGTGTCACTATAATACGTTTGTTGATAAAAATTTTATAAGTTTTATACATCAACTTCAAATACATATAACATCAGGTCTGCATAATCAATAAAAGTAACACCTGTTTGGTCTCCAAAATACCAACGTGCAAAGCATTTGACTTTGAATGATGATAGGAATACATCATAGACTATAGTTGTAGCTTCGCCACCTCCACTGGATAAAACCATGTATTTTTTATTATTGCTACGGTTTTGTGACCATGTAAGCGTCCACTTTCCAGTATCTGTATGACTTACGGACAATGTATTTCCATCACTACATAATACTGTCGTCAATGATGACACTTGCAATGTGTAGATGCCAACGCATTTTAGATATTGTGATGGTAGATTATTGGTAAATGATTGTGATATAGCATTATAAGAAAAATCCATATAGTTCTCTACAAACCACCTTAATGTACCATTAATGCTATATGCTTTTGCCCTTAAAATTCCATAACCATATAGGTGTATATGATTAGCTACTTCGTAACTGCCTTTTCTACTTGAATATAAAAATCCATTAACTGATGTGTCTGTGATGTTGTAATAACCATCATTAGTGCCTCCATAATTAACGATAGACAATTCAACACCTGCATATTGTATGTCATTTGGCAATATGATATTTTTTGATGTCGCATTTGTAAGTTTACCTGAAAAATTGAAACCATTTGCAAATGATAATGTCAAGTTGCTGCTGTTGTCAGGAATTGTTTGAGCTGGTGTTGCCAAAGAGCCGTAAAAAACGCCATCAGTAGCTTTAATTTTACCTTCTATTTCAGCGTTTGTGGCAATTACTTTACCATTTTGTAACACCCTGAAAGGTGCGTTTGCCCTGTTGTCAAATGTATCTCCAGCCCAAATGCGAACCGATGTTCCTTGACTACCATTGCCTGTAACGCCAGCCTTGACATCACCGCCTCCAGCCAATTGGATTGTACCGCTTGTTATCATGCCGCCATCAATGACAGTCTGTGTGTTGTCGTAAATACCCGAATCATCCCAATCATCCATGACAAAGCTATCATGCAGTTCTCTTGCTTTCAAGCACTTCATAAACATACCGCCGTTAAGCCAAATATCACCAACGGAATAGGGTGGGGTGGGGGTTACAAACGACCACATCTTCTGTGATGTTGAAGGTAATGGGTTGGGTACAATATAATCAAACCAATCAGGTATTACATTTGGTGCAACACCGATTTCAATCCAATGATAATCAATAACACTAACATCTTCATCACCAATGTATTGTATCGTGTTGTAGCTTTCCCAGCGATACCATTTCAATATTGTTGTGGATTCGCTTCTTCCTTCCACTTCTTGTACGACTGTGTTTTTATATCTGTACAGGTCGCCAATATGCTCTTTTTTCAATGCATTCGTATTCCAACTTGATGCAGGGGCGTTATTTGTTGTTGGTGCTACTGTTTTATACCATATCTCAATCAAACCGTCTGTATCTTTCAGATAATGTGACAGGTCGGGTGCATCTGTAAGGTTGCCGTAACCGCTTGAGCCTGATAACAATTTGATTTTGCCACCGATTTCACCAGCATCCAAGTCGAAATATGTAGCACCACCGCCACTGCTGCATATCCTGCCTGTCTGTATGAAACGACCATTTATCATGGTAAATCCATACATCAGACTGACACTGCGTGCATGTAAATCAGGGTCAACGCTGTTGACAATGCCGATAAAGAAATAGTAAAACAAACCGCCGTCAACCTGATATTGCGTTGTGGTGCAGATAATGGTTGCGCCAGTGTTGCCTTTCATGCACTTCGCATATATGTAATATGCAGTATTTGAGCTATCAAATGTAAATGATGTGTCGGCAATGTTCCAAACGGTTGCGGCATTTTCATTGATGGTATAGTGTACCAGTGTGCCAGCTGTAACCTGCATTGAGTTGGCATTGCCGTTATAGTTGGGTTTGAAAGTCACACCCACCAATCCGAACTGCATTGATTTTGCACCTACTGCAAGGCACAACGTGTCAATTGAGTTGGGTTTGATTTTTTCGGTGTAGTAGTCACCTTCAGGGTCAAACACCATATCCAGCACTTCACGTGATGACCGCCAATTTGCCCTTGCACGTGCCGGATTGTTTAAGTTATTTATTTGAATAACATTATTGATGTCAATAATATCTGATATGATGTTATTGATTATCGTGGCATTTGCCACCGTGTCAGATACTTCAAGCGTATAGTTGTATTCGTCAAACAGCTGCCTTGTGAGTGATACTATCCTGATGGATTTGTCAACGTCTATGTCGCTGTCAATGATATGCAGCCAATCACCTGGATGTAACAGTGTCTGTGTTACAGTGCCTTCGACCAGCGATTCAAAAAAGTTTTTGTCAATTGACAACGCATACTTGACTTTAGGCTGTCTGTTTTGATTAAAATACTCCAAGCCGTCAATCTCAAGTTTTTCTTCAGCTTCGTCAACGTATGATTGCGGCAATGCGACACCCAAAATCTTGTATTTGTCGCCAACGGCGATTTGGAAAGCTACTGATGTGTCGGACGGAAACACGTCACCTCTTTCATCCTCAAATTGTTTTAGTGTGAACGTGTGGGTGCTATGGTCATAATTATGCACGTCAAACTCATAGCCAGCCAAATTGCCTGTGTTGAAATGTATTTTGGCTGTCTGACCTGCAATCAGATACAGCGTGTTGCCGTCGCTATCCTCTGCGTTGAGGTCAAACATGCTTGTGTCGATAAATTTCAACACATTATTGCTGTCAATAGCCGTAACCTCGCCGTCAAACGTAGGCTTGATGTCATCGAAATGCTTGACGGCTTCCCAAACGCCATATTGTGCAATGGCACTTGCATTCTCAAAATATGACTGACCTTTTGTCTTGTTCGGCAAACAAAGCCTGTTGGCTCTGTAATTATAAGCGATGTTTTCTGTTGAGCCGTACACTTTCAGCCTTGTGATGATGTTGGACGTGTCAACATTAAGCCTCTCAAGGTGGTACAAACCACGCCCACGCCCAAATTTGAAATCAAATGGAAAAATTGAGCCAGCCTCATCTGAAAACGACAATACGTTGATGTTGTTCGTCAGCTCAATGGAAAACTCAACGTTAAACTCGCTACACAAGTTCTGCAACACCGAAAGGCAATTGTCTGATTCGCCAAAAGTTAGTGTTTTGTCGGCTATTGTATCAGGACATGTGCCTAATGACCATTTGCCCGGAAACACTCTGTTGGCGTTTGCAATCAGCACCGTGGCAAACCGCTGTAAGTTACCAGTAAGGGAATCAGCCTGTATGTCTTGCAGCTGATTACTTGTGGTGTCAATGGTCAGGTCGTAAGTGGCACGTAGCAAATCATATTGGATGCCCTCAAACTCAAGTACATAAACAAAGTGAGAATTTGCGTTTTTCGTCACTTTTGGCAATCTGTTTAGCTTGTATTCACGTCCAAACACATTGATTTTGTCACCGATGCCGTATGTCATCGGGATGGCTGATTCAACAGTGACGCTGACAATATCAGCACCCTGCAAATCCCATCTTTGCATTGCCTGTGTAAAACCTTGTGAGTTGCCTCTTTTGGCAAGCTCATAGGTCGTACCGTCGGGGCGTGTCGCTACAATTCGTTCCATATCACAATAGCATTGGTTGAAAATTCTGCAATTTCGTTGATGCAGCCTGTAATGACAATGAAATATTCGCCGTCATTTGTGTAGGTGTGTGTGAATCCTGCACCTTCCTCACTGTATATGTCTTTGTCAACAGTACCGTCACCCCAATAGATATTGACGCATTTAACTGTCTTCAACAATACCTGCACCGTTGCCGAATCCGCACCTGTCTTAAAGTGTTTCAGGATGCGTTTTACTGGTTCGGGTTCTGTGAGTTTCAGCTTG